TTCTCCCGTTGTTCCAGTAGCCGTAGCACTGGAGGGAGTTTGCGTGGTTTGTATAGTGATGCTGTCTCCGGTGGTTGTTAACGCAGAAAACACCCCTGTCCCGGGGGTAGAAGCCCCTATATTTGTACCGTCTATAGCCCCCGCATTTATATCTACAGTAGCTAAAGTGGCTGTACCACTTGCCGAAAGAGAAGAAAAAGCACCGGTTCCGGGGGTAGAAGCCCCTATATTTGTGCCGTCAATCTCGCCTGCCGCAATATCCACTGTGGGCAATGTGGCAGTACCCGTGGTGCTTAATGTAGTAAAAGCCCCAGAAGATGCGCTATTAGCGCCTATGGGAGTGCCGTCAATAGCGCCACCATTTACGTCAATTGTTGAAAACGAAGACGATCCGCTAGAAGCAATGTTACCCGTGACGTTCCCTGTGACGTTGCCAGTAACATTACCCGTGACGTTCCCTGTCAAATTACCGGTAACATTACCCGTGATCGCGCCAGTGACGTTACCCGTCACGTTACCCGTCAAATTACCGGTAACATTTGTAGCTACAAGATCAACAAACACCTGCGTGACCGTAGCGCCCGTACCGCCACCGTTAAACTTCAATACAACGTCTTTTCCATTGGCTATTTCAAAGTCATTGGAAGCATTATAAGTGCCCTGAAAAACAACGATTGATCGACTGCTGCTCAAAGAATTGCGAATATGAACAATTTTTTCGGCATTGTTAGGTGTCAGCTGCACATACGCAGTGCCCCCCAGGTCACCGCCGTCTGTAAATTCAATGAATTTGTTGCGCCCGTTAGAGGTAGACCCGTCTGTTATAGGCAGGTCGGTGGGGCTGCCTGAACTGCCCGCAGAAGACAAGTTGACAGAAGCAATGCCGTCTATAGCGGCGTCAATCAGGTCAAAGTTTGTGTTCGTGGTTGTGCCCCACGTACCTGACTGCTCGCCAGTAGCAATCTTTTCAATACCAAGGTTTGTCGTATATGTACTAGGCATGATGTCCTCGCTATGCCGCTATTTCTACCCAATTGGCAGTCTGATCAGGAACTATGGGGTTCCAAGCAAAAGGAGCAACTTGTCCAACTTGCCCTGTTGCAGACAACCCTGTTAACTGAATTTGTATTTCCCCGGTGGCTGCAGCTACGCCTACACGTCCTATGGCAGAAGATCCCGTAACCGCTACATCTACGCCCGTACCCTGCGTGACAGTGACAGAACCAACGCCGCTCGTAGCACCTATTCCTGTAACATCTACCTGTCCCGCAGCGTCTACCGTGACAGAACCAACGCCGCCTGTACCCGCTATACCAGTTACAGATACATTGGCAGGACCGGTGACACTGACAGAGCCCACCGCAGATGTAGCGGCAAGGCCCGTGACAGATGCCCCAACGCCAAGCTGGAAGCTAATCTGGAGGCTGTCATCAGAAAGGGTGGCAAATGGCTCCTCGGATAGCGCCAAGCCGCCAAGAAGCGACCCTCCCGCCTCCAACGAGGTCATCGGCATGGAGGCTGAAACGCCTGTTACAGAAACTCCGGTGGGCAGGGACACGCTTGTGGTGCCAAATCCGCTTGTAGCGGCAATACCTGTTACAGATACAGACTCGTTAAAAACTAAAACGCCGCCAGAAGCGGTAGCCTGAAGTCCAGTGACAGCCGCATCAGCAGTACCGTTAATAGATACGCTACCAACGCCACCGGTAGCCGCAACACCTGTTACACCCACCGGACCAAAGGCGGAAGGGGTGCTAAACGGTGTGGCTGAAAATCCGGTTAAACCAAACATTGGCTTTAGTTAGGCCCGCTCTGAGTGTGCGCTATCACAGTATACTACCCCTTACCTGACACCGCTTCAAAAATAAAGGCTATGATGCCGCCTGCTATTGCCACCAACACGATAATCCAGAAAGACTTTATCATTGCGTCCTTGGCCTCTTGTTGGGCGTACACCTCGCGTTTACGTTGCTCCTGCACTTCCTTCATGCAGTTTCTGTACTCTTCAACACCCTCATTGCCATACGCATAACGCAGAAGCTGGATAAGCTCTTTGCGTTGATTATCAATCCGCTTTCTGTGTGCAAAAAGCTCTGCCGCCTCCGCTTCGACTGAAGACGAAAACACAAGTTGTTTTAATGGGTTAGTGCGTTTTTTTTGTCTTTGGCTTGCGTAAAGAACGTCACTGGCATGGCCCTGCCACCTAGCGACTACTTGGAAGGTATCCTCAATGGACTTGCCAGCCTCTATAAAAGCCTTGACCCCTGCATAGGCTTTGGTCGCCGCCGCCACCGCTGTGATAGGGTCAATCATTAGGAACCTCGTAAACTACGTAGGGATCACAGTACGAGCTAAAATACGGCAAATACCAAGTGTACGTTTGATCCGACTCGCTATTTAGCTCCTTGTATCGACAAATCCGATAATGTTCTAACCGTGTTCTGCTACCTATCGCCCACGTATATACATAGGTGTCCAACACCAGATATAAGACGATAGTTTCCACATATCACGGCTTTGTAGGCCAGTTTATTGTGCCGGGAAAGTCTGTCTGCTGTGGCACATCACGCAATGCCTGCCTATACGTCTTCATGGCGTCAGACATCGTGACATCTGCTAAAGCGTAATGATCTGTCTCCATCAACAAAGTAGTCCGCTTGGCTCTTTCAATTGCCGCCAAAGCCGTGGTATTTGCCGTGTCGTATGCTGTCTTTTGCGCCGCGACTGTCTGAACATCACCGTTACCATCGGTGTATTCAGTAAACATTTCTTGCTCTTTCCACGCATATACCCAGTTACCTTTACCGTCCTGCACAGCGCCATTACGCACAACAGTTTTGTATGCCGCGCTAGGAGCGGGAGCAGGAGCCTCTAACACAGGGTCAACACCCAGCGCATCATGGACAGAGCTATTCCACGCTTTAGGAAAACTCATGTTTTTGTTTTCAACGCGGAGTTGAGTGTCCGTCTTTATCTCGCCGCTTGATCTGTTTCTATACTCTGCCATGTCAATTCCTATGCGATTGCGTAAAAGAGATAAGTGCCGCTAGAGGCATTAAGTCCCGCTGGCGCTGATGATGTAACGGTAAAGCCGCTAGATAGGGGGTCTATGTAATCTGTATTGGTTACTGACGCCGCGTTAGAATTTAAAAGCTTGTACGGGTCATTTCCCGCAACAATGCCCCTAGCAGAATCGTAAAGATACCAATCTCCAGTAGAGTCTGTACGCTTGATTAAAACAAACTTGGCACCAGCACTAAAACCGCAATCGACATTTAGATCGCTACCTGTTCCGGTGTAAGTACCGACCTTGCTTATTCCATCAGCAGTTGCAAATAGGTAAGCGATGTAGTTATAACCAGAGCCGTTGCTTTCTGATCCATCTCCCACCGTAAAAGACGCGGCAGTAGGTGCTGTGCTGTTAAAAGCGCCAGTATTAGAAGGCGTACTGTTGTCATTTAATGTTAATCGCTTGCCTGCCCCCTGAGATGAGCTATATACATACCAATCCTTGGCGCTGTTCCTCAACCTAACAAGCATTAGCTCCGGTGTCACACCAAGATTATGCGCCACGGTTCTTCCTAGGGTGTCGTTTCCGGCATAAGCCACAACATCAAAAAAACCTTTAGCCCTGCGAAACATATACCCATAATAATTAGATGCGGTACTCGTACTTGCACCCCATCCATTTTGATAATCAAACTGTGCAAAATTTGCTGTGCCTTCTGCACTGGTTTGATCCGTGTACATCCATTTGCCTTGGGTCAATCTTGAGGTAAGTTCAGTACTGGCCGCGTCTGTATCTAACCTAATTCCTGTATCACATGGAAATGCAGACCTAAACGCCGGTTCATTTCCATCTCCAGTGCTTCCAAAAGTGTCAATACCAAACAAATCAGTGGCCGCAAACTCTGATGCTGGCTTGTTGGGTCTGCGGATAGCCATGTAGACGTAGGTTTGACCCGAGCCGTTGTAACCGCCGCCAGCTCCCTCAAGCTCAAAGCCAGTTGCGGTAACGCTCAAATGGTTACTGCTTCCTTCTACATCCTCAGAGTTTGCTTTTAAACCAACAGCATCATTGCCGTCAGCAACAATCCCCCTCATAGTGTCGTACATATACCAATCATTAGCGCCAGAACTTTGCTTTATCATCAACCACTGGGGTTCAAAACCTAGATTTATACTGTTTCCTGCTGACCCTGTACCCGTATAGCTATCACACTTAATAATTGCTTCGTCACTGTCTGTGCCAAAGTCTTGGGCATCGTGGGCAAATAGGTAGGCTACATAGCTCCTGCCACTTTCATTATTTATGCCACCAGAACCAACAGTACCTAGCGTAAAATGAGTTGATGTTGGATCGGTGTTATTCCAATAAGCAATGCTCGTATCCTCTGCGGCGGTAGTGCTCAAAGTTAATGATTTTGTATTACCTATGCCTCTGTGATAAACCACCCAATGTTCACCAGCACTAAGATTTTTTATCAAAATCATGCCGGGAACTGAACCAAGGTTATGGCTTACAGCATGACCCGCACTTCCATTACCCGTGTAGGTAACAATGTCAAAAAACTTTTCTTGCTTGGCGAACGTCCACGAAACGAGATCACCGCCGCTTTCATTCCAGCCCGCAGTCCTTCCTACTGTATGGCCATTGTTGTTAAATGTTTGGATTCCATTACCGTCAGTGCCTTGAGAGGTATTGCTATTGCTTCTGATGTACGGGCTATTTGTTAACCCCCTAACCGAATCCACAAGGTTATGATCGTTAGTGTTAGTTCGATTTTTAGTCCAAACAAGACCGCCCCTACCGTTACCTGAAACGTACTCAGTGCCGTTTTCTACAATCGTAGGTGAGCCATTAGAGGTAAAGTCACCACCTGTACCCGCGTTTTTGCCAACAGCGTAGGCCGTTGTCATCGGGATATACATAATTGGGTTTAGTGCGGCAAGCGTTGAAGCGGCAGTAGAGCCGCCGTTGGCATCAATAAAGATTCTGCGATTAGACTCTGTTGATAAATCACGATAGGTGTAGTCAAGGTAGAGGTGGGCCAAGTTGTCGTTATGAAGACCCCTTGTTGAGCCGTTTCCCCATATACCTATATAGTGAGTCGATCTGGTAAATTCTACATTTGCATTGTTATAGGTGTTGTATGTGACTGTTGCCGCCTCATCGTTGAAATATATGTACCGATTAGACGAATTAGCAAAATCCAGCGAAACAAGGATGTTTGTGAATGCGTTAGTAGGCAGTACTGTTGTTGTTGATAGCTGGAGTGTTCTAACTCCACCATTCCAAGCCTCCATAGAAAGAGTGTTGTTTGATTGGATGGCGATCAAAATTCCATTATCAGATGAATCAGTGGCATATAGCGTTCGCTGGTTATCATCTATCTTCGGGGTCAGAAAAACCCAGCAACTAAAAGTAAACGTCTTTCCGTCAGCATTACCTGTCAGGTCACTCGACCGACTTAAAAAGTCAGTGTTGTGAGCAAACTTTGTGCTTGTTCCTACGCCAGAATCACCAAGTCTGATGCCGGTTTGGATTCCGTGCACTATGCTTGTGTTTACGCCATACGAGCCACCAGTGCCTTCATATAAAAAACATGAAAACACATCATCCACGTAAGTAGGGTCACCACCAGCATTGCCAGCGGCGGCTTGTAGTAATTTAGTGCCTACGCTCATCCCAGTGCCTGCCCAGCTACAAATCCGTAATAATTTGTGCCGCCATCAATAGTGAAGAACACAAACACATCCACACCGTCGTTTGTTGCCGTCAGGGTAGGGGCTGTAGCCGCAGGCCAATCTACGCTGGCAGGCCATGTAATCGTTCTAGCACTACTGTCCTGAATCACCTTTAACACAAACGATGACGCCCTGCCTGATGCGGCTGGGTTGCTAAACGTGTAGGTCACATTTTCAGTTAGGTCGTGCAAAAACACATTCCCATCCTGAAGATTAATTGTGGCCGCATTGGAGCTGGATGTTATTGTCGTAGACTCGTCAATCGTGCCGTTATCAAAGCTAACCACACCATTTGCATCTGCGGTTACCGCCTTGCTTGCCTGCGTTAGACCCAAGGTGGTGATGTCTAGGTAGTTGATCTCTGTAGTGGTTGCGGTAACGCCGGGAAGATCGCTTGTAAATGCCAGTTTGCCACTGCCGTCTGTTTTAAGTAGCTGTCCTGCTGACCCATCCGCATTGGGAAGCTCTAAGCTATAGGTTGCAGTGGCGCTATGCGGTGGCCCTTTTAGGGTTACGCCGTGGCTGTTTGATTCACAGTTAAACCTAATTGCACCGGCATTGGTATTACCGTATAGCTCTGTAAAGCCTGTGCCATTTGGGAATAACTGTATATTACCGTTAGTGTCTGTAGACTTAATGGCGTTGGTGTTGATCTGAAGGTTCTCAATCGACACTATGCCATCTGCGTCTTCAAATACTGACTTGCCAGCAGGATATGTCAGGATGACATCCTTGGTTCCTGCGGAAAAGTTAACTGCACTGTTGCTATTGGAACTCGACAGCACCGTGGTACGGGTTATCGTGTTGCCGCTAGTAGCATACGTGCCAAGACCAACCTCAAAAGCAAGGTTGTTGTTATCGACAATCGCGTAATAGGTTGTATCAGCATTAGACAGTACAGAGGCAAAGGTACGGAAGTTAGGCTCCGCACCAGCAAGCGAAACAGCTCCCGTGCCTGTTGTTGTCGTGGTTTCTTTTACGCGATCTGCTACGACCAAAGCCATGACTAGGCAATCCTGATAATAGCGTTGGAGGCATCCGGTGTGGGGAACACAATAGTGAAGTCACCAGCACTGGACGACTTGTCGGAACCAAAGTCCAACACTAAAACGGTATCTGTAGTACCCGAGCCACCGCTAGTTGTCGTATTGTATATAAGTGCTCCACGCGCCGTCAGTGTTGACGAGCCGAATGTGAGATCGGCAAAGTCGGTCAGGGCTGTGGTTCCAGACAGCGTTGGGGTCACATTGGTGAGTGTCCCGCCACCTGCTGAGTAGCCTGTACCGCTAATCTCGTTTCCTGTGGTGTACGCTGTGGTTGCCGCATCAAAACTGGCTGAGTTGGTATACATCGCCAGCTTGAATGTGTGAGCACCGTTTGTAAAATTGTGAGCGCCAATAAGCAGTTCTTGCTTAAACGACGAACACATGAAGTTTCCGCTAAAAGCCATATCACATTCTCCTGATTAGTTCGGCTAGGTCTTTTTGCCCTGCATCCAGAAGGGCGTTATACACTGTAGTTCGGTCGCTGTTTGCGGCCTCTTTCATGTAGAAAACAAGAACCGCTCTAATGTGATCCTTGAATGCCTGCGCCTGTGCCTGTACTTCTGGCAACGCAGTATCGGCTACCGAGACGATCTTATCTAAGCATCTCTCAGCAATCTCTTCTGGGGTAAACCCCCTGTTCTCTGTAGTGTGAACCGCAACCCCACCTACCTCTACACCACTGCTTACACCAATCATGCTCTGGCTTTCCTCACTTCACCCGACCTGTAGCTGTCTGTTGTGCTGTAGCCTTCGCCCAACTGCTCCAGATTAGCCAGTGCCTCCATATACCTTTGGGTATACATCTGCATTAAATCAGGGTCGCCCTTCAAAAAGGTGTACGCCTCAACAAGACAGCCATACAAAAGCGTGGACTCTGCGTTGGTGCCGAGCCAGCTTGTGCCGTCTCCAGATGCGGTGATTGAGGTGGGTTTGTGAAAGTAGTGCAGTTCTGCGTCATAAGCAGAATTGGGGGTGGGGCCGAGAATAAACGCGGTGCGGCTGAAGATGCCGTAGTATTTTGGCGCTCCCTGTGTTGCTGTCAGCGGGTACGCCTGACGTATAAAGTTTACGTCCTTGAACATCAGATACTCAAAGCCAGAGTTTTCGATGGCTAACGAGTAGGGTGTCAAAAAATCTGTAGGCATGATCAAGTATTGATTACCGCTCGCCACAGACCCAGATACATTCTTACGAAAATCAGGCAGTTGCACGGTCTTGAGAATCTTGTCCTCTGCCTGCGTAATGATCGTTGTCAAATTATTGACAAACGTAGTCTCGTTTGACTCCGTGTAGTCCTGAATAGCCTGCTTTAGAGTCGTAAAGGTAAACGCCATCAGGATGT